TCCCATTCTGGAAGGTCATCTGCATACCACCTTTCATACTTCTCGGTCATAGATTTGCTGGTCTTTGAATTTTTATAATCCGAATATCTCTTGCATAAATTGTAGGGAGGCGATGTTACAGTAACCTCTACACAATTTCTGTCTAAAAATGGAACCATCTTAGTTACCATTGTTTCTGGATCTTTCTTGTCTGGGACACTTATCTGTCTTGTAGGATTATCTGATAGAACTTCTAGGCAATCACCCAAAATCATTACTCCACTTTTAAATTCTCTTGTTATAAAACTCATTTTCCCTCCTTGTATATTTTATTAATGTTCTTAGGGTCTACCCTAAAGCAAGTTCCTCTATTTCTCAATGTTTTTGAGGAGCCTTTTTTTATCGACAATCTTGTTTCGACGACGATTTGGCCGCTGATGATCATTTTTTTGAATGTCTCGATGTTTACTCCTTCTTCAATAGAGGATTCTAGAATTTCACCTTTCTCTGTCCTCTTTACGATAACCAAGCTGTCCAGCTTTGTGCGTGCAGATTCTAGTAGATCGTTTAGATCCCACTCTGCGCAATTGACCTTATTTTGATCGCTGATCAATAGTCGAGATTCGTCTAAAATCAATTTGAATCCTCGACTGTTTTTTTTGTCGGCCTTAATCGTCATGTTTAATTTTTGTCTTCCGTCGGATGATTCGTAAGAATGCAAGTCAAAAAAATCTTTCATTTTTGAAAGATTTTTGTTGCAAGTCCAGTTTGGCTCTTTAGAAAATAAGGTAATTTTTGACTTACCGTTTGTTGTTTTTAATTCTATTCTGGTGCCATCATCTAGTTCTAGATCTCCAGTTTTTAAATTATTTTCACTAACACCTAGGTTTTTTTCTAGGCTTCTCCCAAAGAACCCATCATCCAGTTCTCTCTGCGGTGCGCTGTTCAGTTGAGACCCCTTCATTGATGAAAGAGTTTTTCGTAGTTGATTCTTGTTCAAATTATCCTCCATGATTGTTATGTTATTAATGTAACACATTCAGGAAGACTTGTCAAGTATTTTCTCTAACTTTTTTAAAAATTCTTGCTGTTGCCTGTAAGACAGGTAGTAGAAACAGCAGAAGGCGATGGTTGGAATTATTAATCCAAAAAACATCGCCTTCCAGAATACTATCTTAAACCAAAGATCGACAATCATTTCATGCTTTTTGAGCCTCGACACTTCCATTTCTTTCTAGAAAGGTCATTGGCACATGGTGGGTTCTTACACTTTTTGATCTTCGCAGATCGAGCGCAATAAGCGTCGCCCTTCTTTGTTCCCGGTCTAATGCGGTCTCCACCACCTTTGGCTTGACCTTTCTGTCCGTAAGAGCGGCACTTGCCGTTTACACGTTTTGCGAACCGTTTGCCTTTAGATGGTTTGCACGCCTTCTTCTTTTTCTTTTTTGCTTCATCGATCTCTTCTTCCTGCTCTTCGACCTCGGATAAGACAGCTTCTAATTCTTCTTGAATGATGTTTCGTAATTGTTCGTTTGTTAGTTTCATTTGTCTCTCCTTATTATGGTAATGATGTTTTTGGTAGATTGTCTAGGCCTAAGTCCATGTAAAGCGAATTCATCAATTCGAAAAGATCTTCGGCTTGTAGAGTGTAATAGCTTAGGATTTCCGTTAAATTGTCCGCAAGGTTTTTTCCTTCGATTATCATTAGTTCGTCGACCTCCACTCCGGTAATCCCGGCAGATTTCATTACAAATGAAAAATGTCCTTCGCGAACAAGATTTAATTCCATGGTGATAATTTTGGGAGAAAATGTTTCTGCGAAAAGGTCTGACTTATACATCGGGAGGCTTTGCCTGATCTTTCTGGTTGATTGGGATTCTCCTGTCAAAACAAGAAACCTCCAAGGTTTAGCAATTTCGTCTCCGAGTTGAACTTCGTTCCCGTCGAGTTGTTCAAAAGCATTTTCGATTGTAAAGTCCATCATCCAATGACCCCTGTCGTCGTAAAAGGAAATTCCTTTTTCTAGCCTTTCAGAGTCGCTACTAGCAAAAATGGTGTCGGAGAGTTTTTCCAAGTAGTTTCTTGCTCTATCCGATCCTTTTGTCTTTGATTTTTCGCTCAAGACATGAGAAAGCTCTTCTTTGATAATTCTTCTTAAATCTTTGTTTGTAAGTTTCACTTCTTCTTTCCTCTTGATTTTGATTTCTTTTTAGCTTTTTTGCCCCAAGACTTGCCTTTACCTCTTTCCTTACATGCGCCCGGGGTAGGTCGGCAGGCTGGGTATTTCTTTCTCTTTTCTCCGTCTGATCTTCCGCAAGACTTGTATCCACCTTTTCCATCGGGAGCGTTGCAATCAACCCAACCGCCCTTCTTGCCTTTGGGGCCTTTGCGCTTGAACCAATCTCCAAGATTCGACTCCTTTGAGGATTCAGTTCCGGCTTTCTTCTTCTTCTTTTTCTTCTTCTTCTCAGAGACAACATTGTGATTTTTCCATGAAGCTTTATTGGTAGATTGTAGCTCTTGGTTTTTTGAAGTCACATAGCCATCTTCTATTAATTTTGCTATCCATAATTCAATAGCGCGTTCACGGATGCCAATTGGTATAATGGCATTAGCGACATCAGAGTTGAACATAGCTTCTGCGTTTGTTCCGGGATTTTGTTCAATAAAGTTCAACAACCCTCGCATATAATCAGATCTGCTCAAGATCTGTTGATCTAGCTGAGCATCTTCTCTTAAGACGGATTGTAATTCTTCTCGGATTATTTGTTGCAATTCTTCGTGAGTAATGTTCATTTCAATTCTTTCCCGCAAGCCTTGCAAGTCTTTTTCTCGTCGATACCGGCTTTTTTCAGTTTTGTGTAATATTCTGGATCTTCGAACACATGTTCCATTGCAATCTCATGAGCTTTCTTTTCGCCGTGTTCTTTGGCTTCTTCTTTGGTGCCCATTTCAAGCTGCATGTTGATCTTTTCTAAAGACACCCCGTGCTTGTCTGCAATTTGTTGATGCATTTCTTCCATTGTTCCATGTAATTCATCACTATGGCCGCCTTTCTCAAGCTCTTCGTTTGTCTTGTTGCCCCAGTTCTTTGCTCCGACATTGCGACACTTTACAAGAGCACCGGAAGCATAGGCGGATGGCCAAACGTCATAGCGTGAGCGCACCTTATGATAGCATGCATCCTTTTTAGCAGCTTTTTTCTTCGCCTTTTTCTTCTTGCGCTTCTCGTCGAGGACAGCAGCTAGCTCTTCCTTGATGATTTGGCGAAGTTGTTCGTTTGTTATGTTCATTTAGTTTTCTCCATTTAATTTGATGGTGTGCGCGTCATTTCCACTTGCATCGGATTGCTAGATGTCTCAACAAATCCATGCTTCGAGTAAAAATTAGCCAAGCCTCTGGCATCTGGTAACTCAGGGAACTGCCGTTTGATCATTGGTGGAGGTGCCGCTATCAATTTAATGGTCACTCCGTGGTCGTCTGCTGCCTTTGTAAGAAGCTCCATCATTTCGCTCGCATAGCCCTTGCGGAAACATTCTCCATTAGGTCTGCCGTCGTTTCCAACAACATCTAGACTTTCCACCCAGAGCACTTCGCCCATCATTTCTACCTTAAGGACCGTTTTGCAATTCCCATGGTCGAGAACCAATATTGGTTCGCCAAAACGATCAGCTTGTTGCATGTTGCCTAAACTGGCTAGCATTCTAGAGACTGGTGTTTCTTGTTCTAGAACCAAGCTCAACTCTTCTTTTATGATTTGACGCAAGTCTTTGGCTGATATCTTCATTTCACTTCCTCTTTTCGACTATAAATAGTTCATGCAATGCGTTTTAGAAACATTTCTGAATGTAAACTAATGTGCCCATCGCACCACATTATCCTTACAAGTCCAAGTGCAAAGCTTATCCCTATAACTATCCCAAGCCTGTGTCTTGGTTCTGGTTCAACTGTCGCAAAAGCAACAAGATCGCCAGTCCTAAGAGTCATTTATCTTTGGTCCAGCCAAATTTTGATCTCAGATAAACTTCGATTACATTATCTCGACAATCTTCACTATCTCCACATTGAGAGAGAAACCATGAAAACGTTTTCTTTTTTCCTTCTATCGTCTCCGAGGCTTTCTCAATATCCTCAAGAAGCAATCGATTTGCTTCCTCGACTCTGTCCAGTTCTACGTTATACTTATCTGCGATCTCAAAGAATTCAGCCCACAAATTATCGTTCAAAGCCTTTGTCAACTTTTTGAAATCCTCTTCGTGCTCTTGTCGGCGTGGATCATTTGCACTTTGTCTATCTGGGTGTAGAATTTTAACTAATTTCCTATGAGCTTTCTTGAAGTGCTTCAGCTCTAGAGGTTCGGTGCTAGATTCGCAAATAGACTCATCGTCTTCTTCCACAACTTCAAGCTGTTGAGGTGGAGGCCTATTGAGATCGTCCTCGGACAGTTCGTTTTTTTCCAAATAACTTTGAAAAGCATCTTCAAATTCACTATCAGCTTCCATTAGAAAGTCCTTAATGTATTCTTCTTCGAATTTCAATGACCTAAACTGATTTAGCAATTGCTTAAATTTAAGGTGTTCTCTCATTCATCGTCGCTCCCCATTCTATTGTAACTAGTGCGTAAAAGCACGGAACTCTCGGGCTTTCTGATTTGTAGGGATTCGGAGCGACCCATGAAGGTGCAATACTCACTCCAATTACGAATATTATAAAAATCATCAACTTTTATTTCATGAGCGTCTTCATAGTTCAGAGGTGCGAAAACATCTTTAGGCTCAAACCATCTTGCGGACCATCTTTCTTCGATTGGAAGCGTTAAGTCATCTAAATGACTCGTACCAGGTGGTCGGCGGCCTGTTCCGGATCTAATAACTCTTCTGAACTCTAACCAATCATCTTTTCCAAATGTAAAAGAAGAGAGGAATCCTTCTTTCACTCCTTGTCCTTGAAAAGTCAAGTAGCAATTTTTGTCTCCACTTAATAACTTTCTATGTTCTCGAATTTGCCAAGCTGGGAAGTAGCTATGTGGAAACCTGACATAATAGCGACTGGGCTTTGTCCAATTAGATAAGCTACTCATTAGCTTAAAGGCGGTCAATGATCCATGGACCACTGAGAATGCTGTAGAATCTCTCTTGTTGCGGTGTTTCATTGGAACAGCAGTATAAAAAATCGGGATTCTTTTCTTATGATTGTTTGGATTCGGCTCATATGCTCTATAGGCCCAGACTGGGTCTCCAGCATAGTCTCCAAGTCTTTTTCTTATGATGGGAGCAAAATCATCATTGACGACGATCCAAATCGATTTACAGCCGGCCCATGCACACTCTACAACGGCTGCTTCTATTAAATTATAATCAGGAGCGATCGGCATCATGCAATCGGGCCATGGTTGGTTAAAGTCTCTACTGTCTTGTCCGGCTATTGGGATGATTCCTACAAGGTTCTTTGTTTGAACCTTAGTGTCTCGAACATCTTCCATGGTTTCTCCTTCTGTTGTTCTAATTCAAATACTTCTTTAAACGTTTTCATTTGTTTAAATCTCGGGATGGCTTCTCGAGAGTGGAAATCCATTTTGATTCTCTTGTAATATTCTTTTCCATTCTTGATCATTCCCAATTGTCCTTTTAAACCGGCCTTATCCATCATTCTAAGCGCTTTAAGGCGAACCATGCCATTACCATAGTCCGGATCTAAAAGTTGATTCTCGTCCATTATAGAGGCTACAGTGAGGTCTTTCGTATCGGAGCGAACACCTTTCCTTCTCGAAGAATAAAAATTAATTTTTCTACAAAACCTTTCTCGCGATGTTAGCACATCTACATCATGAGCTGTACCTCTTCTCCAATAGAATTCATCATAAACATCAAAGACGCTTTCTTGCTTTCCATCGAAAATTAATGGCTCTGCATCGTAAACAATTGTTCGATTGTTGTTCGTGATAAGATTAATGTTCTCGTCTATCCTGAGGTTTTGGACGTTTGATGGTTGCAACAATAGGCCCGTGAAGCCCATGATGAATGACAGGTTCGCTATCATCTCTACTGGATCACTTGTGTTAAACTCTGAGAGATCGAGATTTTCAAATTGTGGGTCACATCTGTGATATGTGAGTTGGTGAGTTAGGATGCAAGGCGCTTGAGTTCTCCAAGAAAATAAAAGGCAGGATGGTGTCCTGCCTATGATTATCTTATCGTGTTTTATCACTTACGTCTCCGACGTTGTGCCTTCTGCTTCTCTTGATCATCAAAGAAGCTGTTGAAGAAATCAGCCTTCTCCCTTTGCTCAGCTTCAAACTCATCAGAGCCTCTTCCCAGATCAACCGGTTGTGGATTGATTGTTGACGGACCTCGTTCCATGTCAGCAAAATAAGAGTCCATTATTTGGCGAGTGGCTCCAAACCCACCACCAAACATGTAAAAATCTTGCATAGAGCCTTTGAAGCCTGTTAGACCTTTAAAGGTCGCACCAGTGCCGTGGACAAAGCGAGATGGAGCCATGGTTGTTTCGCCATAATCCATAATTGCTTCATAATTGTCTCGAAAGAAGTCTTTATGTTCCTGTGGCACTGATGGATCTTCGAAGTAGTAATTTAGCTTGATATTCACAATTTCTTCCATAGAGGGAACAGATTCTGCTAAGAATTGGTCGTTGGAATAAAAAGTAAAACCGGAAGAAACTCTAGAATAGATTTTATCAATTTCTTTTTTTTGAGCTTGAGTTAGGTCTGGATTAAACTTCATTCTCTGCAAAGATCTTAATGATGGTCTCATAATTTTTCTATAAGCTGGTAGAAAGTCGATTGGACCCATGTGCCTATTCCAAGTCTCGAACCAACCATCTGGTGCTCCTAATTCTTGATCTTGGTTCGATTGAGCTTCAGTTAACCTAAATCTTCTCCATTCATTCAGAATCTTTTTCATCATTTTTCTCTAATCCTTTTAAAACTTCTTCCGGAACATTTCTATATGTTCTTCCATCAAACATTACGTCATAAGCATAAAATCTTATCTTACCACCTTGCGGCGAATAGTGGGCATACATCAGAACACCAGCTGTTACAACGATTCCTACATTCGCCGATGCATCTAAGGAATAATAAATTGTAGTGTCTGGTCTAAGCATCACTAAATCACCGGGTTCAAACTTCACACCTCAACTCCCTATAAGCACCAATAGAATAGGGCCAAATCTCTTGAGCAATATCCAAACAAGCCTCAGCGACTTTTTGAATTTCCCATTGAGCGCCCTCGTGTGTTCTAAGGTCTATAAACTTAAGTAGATTGGAAAGATTTACGGTTCCATAATACTTTGCATAAAGACTTTGAGGAAGTACTGCTCTGGCTTGTTCTCGACAAACTCCTTTCTCGATTAATTGATCGAAAAGGTTTAAAGAGTAGTCATGCCATTTTGCAATAGCATCACTTGATTTTGAATAGGTATCCAGAAACATTGGCGCAATCGTTGGATCTTGCTGACTCTCTATGTTTGAGGCTTGTCTGTTGCTTTTGTGTTGCGTTCTGAACAGTTTAGGTTCATAAAATCTAAGATCTACATCGGTGTAGCGTCTGGAGATTTCATTGTAAGCCCAAGTCCTATGTCTCATGTGCTGAGAGCGGACAAACATTGGAACTTCAAACAAAAAAGTAATCGAGTTATGCTCAAAGGGCGATGTGTGTTTGTGTTGGATCAAGTATTTGATCAGTTTCTCGTCTCGAGCAGTTAGTGGCTTGGTGTTATCTTGGCCAAATGAGACTCGAGCAGCATTAGCAATCATCTTATCGTCGCCGACGTGTTGGACATAGGAAACCTTTCCTATGCCATCGCCATATAATTCTATTTCTTTCATTAAACGCCTCTGTTAAAATCTTTAGGATCATCACTAGGGTTGATAGGTCTTACGTTGTAAAGATCTTCTCCGGACATTGGTGCGTGAGTTGGATCATCAGAATAGAATGGAATTACAAACTTTTTGCCGCCTGCTTGAGTGAACAAATCCGTTCTTGCTTGAACAGACGCGCCAGCCAAAATCATGTTTCTCGAATCTTCGATGTGATAATCCCCGGGCAACGATGGTTGATCGCTATAGTCCTTTCCACTGAAGTGGTTAGATTCTAAGTTGATCAAATCAAAGTCGAAATAAATTTTAGGAGAGCCGGCTGGGGATTGACTCATTTGAGAATCTGGGTCTCTACCAGCATAATCTGGGTCTTGGAAGTTTTGTTCGTAATCCGCTAGATTTGTTGCTCTCATTTTTTGACCAAAGACGATGGCGTCTTGAAGATATTTCTTTCCTAGAGTCATTGCGTCTTCTTTGCTTATATTGAAGACAAGATAACTTGTTTCGGGTCCGAAATACTCACCTTCAACTTGCATATAGCTTAACCCTAGAGAGTTTAAATCAGATTCAAGTTCAGCCATCTTTTGAGAATTGTCCCATTGGATTGGTTGGTCATTAACTCCATTGTTTACTTGAGCGAAGCTGTTTTGGAAATCTGGATCTGTAGGAGAAGCAACTTTTGCAGGTGGGTTCTCCGCTGTTAGAATAGCCATTGTAGCTGCGCCAGATTCTGATTGTAATGTGGCGAAGAAGTTTTGTAAATTTTGAGCAGAAGAGTCCATCTTTTGTTCTCTCATAACTTCCATGATGAGGTTTTTTAATCTTTTAGATGTTAGTTTCATTGTCGAGTCTCCCATAGACGTAGTTTTCTTTAACGACGTAAATAGTCTCAAGATCCGCTTTTATCTCTTGTAAAGTGGTTCTATCTACTACGATACGGTCTCCGACATCTAGTGAGATTTCACAGTCACAAGCCATTCCAAGAATGTCGCAAATGACATAAGGTGATTTGGGCGGACGGTAGTCTCCCGGCATTACAAATAAGGGATCTTCTGCGGATTCCTCTTTTTCTACTGGTAGCACCCAAAGGTGTCTGTTGTGTGGTTCAAAATGCATATAGCCTCCATAATAAAAAAACGTGTTACACATAAAGTATAACACGTTTTGCATCATTTGTCAAGTAGAAAAATTAATTTTCTTCGTGATTTTTTTTGTGCTCTTGAACAACTGATCGAATGTCTCTTAGTTGCTTGGAGGCATCCATAAGAGCCTTTCGAGCGCGAGGAGCTGCTGATTTATAACCATAAGATCCAGCCTCCACTTTGTCGAGATCTTCTTTGATCTCAGTTAGGTTGCGAATAATTTTCTCCAATTCTTCTCTCATAAATAACTCCTGTTAGAAAATTTCACAGACTACTTAGTGCCTGTTTATGTAACTAGTATTTCGGGGTGTTTTTCGGCAACTTTGCGACACATAGTGATAAAGTATTCTTGAGAATAAGTCCTTTTCATAAAATTTACATGCTTGTGAACCCACTGAACGTTGTCCAATACATATCCTCTTGAACTATCGATTCTGTCAATACTAGCATCATTATATCTGTTGGTTCCTATCGTCAGAGGGAGTCCAGTCAATGCGCAACACCTATCTTGTTCAAGAAACAAGTTCCATGCTTCTTCTTTTGTTATCTCAACTGGGACTTTTGTTCTTACTCCTTGAGTGCGCTCTCTAAGAACATGGTCATGCCACCAGCCTCCAGATATGTCTCCTACACCATTCCATTGATGATGGTCTTTGCCTGATTTATGCATTTGACAACCACAAGACTTGACCGGTGACTTCTTTCTAGTCAAGTGGTCTGTCGAGAAAACTTTTTTGTTGCCGCAGAAACATTCACAAAGCCACGTCCTAGATCCTTGTCTATTTGACGATGCTCTTTCCAAAACAGTCAAATTGTGAAATATTTGACCAATTAAATCTCTAGCCATAAGAAAACCCTCCATAATGATTCATGAGTAAATAGTAATAACTCACAAAACATTACGGAAGGTTGCTTATTTATTTGCGAACTTTTAAAAGATCTCGCAAGATCCTCCTCCGCCACAAGCTATCTCTCCTGACAAATCAGTTTCATCTGATGTCTCTATAACTAGGTCCAAGTCAACGTTTTTGACCAATGAGAGCATGCTTTCGTAAGTTTCAGCGTCGCAATCCTCATAGATTGGCTACCACCTTCTTACACATCTCGATAAAGTAGTCTTCTCCAAACTTGTTTTTCATAACATTGATGTCTTTGTGAACCCACTGAACGTTTTCAACCTCATAGGGTTTGCTGCTATCGATTCGATCAAGAGACCAAGTCTCTTTTGTAAGAGTCATTCCTGTTAGGGCGCAAATAAAGTCTTGCTCTAACAGTTTCTCTTCAGCCTCTTCTATGGTCAGGTTTAAGGCGATACCTCTCAACTCTGCTCCTCTTTTGATTCTATAAAACTTTCGTCCAGATAAAACTTTGGCACCTTTCCAAAAGGGATTGTCTGCCCCTTTCTGATAGTTTCTTTTCTTCATTGCACAATCGTAGCATGAATTGGAAACTTGTCTTTCGAGATTTTCACATAATACTGGCTTTTCCAATCCGCAAGCACACCTGCACTTATAAGATAATTTATATTTACTATTTGGATTTGCACTAAATGGCTTAGGGTCCAAAAGCTCCCAATCTCCAAATTTATGTCCCGTCTCATAGAGACCATCGTATTTTGATTTTCTAGGCATAAAAACCACCTCCTTGTAAAAATAAATAGTCTTATCTTCATAAAGTGGTGGTTTTTATCTTAGGCTCCTTGTGGAGAACCTAGAAGATCTCGCAAGATCCTCCGCCGCCGCAAGCAATTTCGCCTGATAGATCAGTTTCGTCTGTTGTCTCTACAACGTCATCCAAGTTCACACTTTTCAGTAATGGAAGCATTTCTTCATACTCTTGCTTGGAGCAGTCCTCGTAAGGAGCTTGCACGTAACTGTGGTTGGAATAAGGAAGAACAGACAAGCCATTATAGACACCGCGATTGTTCCACATCCACTCTCCAACAGTTTCCCACTCATTATCTTTGATAGATACTGTTGCTGAAACATTGTGAGTATTGCTTCCCTTCTTATGACCTGACTTAATCCATTCGGTAGAAACTTTCTTTACTCTCTCGAGCAAATCAAGAGCACTCTCATGGCGCGTAATAGCCCCTTCAGGAGCTTTTTGGGGCACAGATAGGATGGCAGTGTCATGTGGACGGAAACGGCAATCTTCGACCAATTCTGGAAGGTTATTCACTAGATATGAATAGATTGCTTCATTCTTTCCAACACGCAAACGACGAATGTAATAGTCATTATGCCATGCGTGGATTCCACTTGACGTGCCAAGAGTAAGAGAAGTTGTTCCAGCAGGCTTAACACATGTCTGACGAGCAGCTTGGTTAATGCCGATTTGCATAGCAACTTGACGGTTCATCTTAGACACTTCCAAAGAAGCTTCAGTCATGTTCAGATCTAGAACAGCACCGGACGCAATACCAGTCATAGAAACGCCAATAAGGGCGTCTTTTTCCGTTGTGCGTTGCCAGATAGGTCTCAAGTAGTGGAAGTCCGTGTAAGACGCTTGAAGGGTGCCTATGAAGCTTGCAGCGCGTGATCTAGCGTTAAGATCGTCTTGAGTTGTAACGTCTGAAACATTGATCTCGACCAAGTTGCAGAATTGGAAAGGTCGAAGACCGATCTCGCAACATGGGTTGCAGCCCCAATCCTTATCGTTTGAGAAATAGAATCCGGGCTCTCCAGAACGAGACTCTTCAACGCGCTTCCATAGATTCATGAATGTTGGCTTGTCGATACGGTGACGCATAACAACTACAGAATTGTTTGCTCGTCCTCGTTGTGGGTTGAGTTCCCACCATGCTCCGGCTTTTGCACCAAGCATGTCTTCGTCGTCAGCACTGAATAGAGAAATGAGAGCGGCGCGACGAATACCTCCCGCCAAAACCGCATCCGCAATGTGGCAGATGATATCATGAACCTCAATGGGTGAAAGTTTGTCTCCGTTTTCTTTTGCATCTAAAATTCCCTCTACTTTTACTAAACACTCTCTCAATGGTTGTGGACCGGGAGCCTTACCGCCCGATGTAACCAAGCGAGCACCTTTTGGTCGAATGTCCGAGAAGTCAAAGCGTAACTTCGATGTGCCTTTGAAGTAAGACATTACAAGAGCCTTAACAGCATCGGCCCAACCTTCGATTGAGTCTCCAACAAGAAAACGTCTTGTTCGCTTTGACGAAGGCTTATGAATCTCCGGCAACTTTTCTACGTGGTGGTGTTGCACAGAGTAACCGACACCAGTTCCGCCAAGAAGCAAGAACATGATCTCGCCGAACACTCGAGGATCATCAGCAGGCGCATAAGCGCAGTTAAAGATGCGGTTCGGTGAAACCTCGATTGGCTTACCTCCGAACTGCATAGAGCGCATGGAAGGAAGAACCTTCTTGTCATACACAAACTTATAGTTCTCCCGAATCTCTTGTTCTAAACTGGGAAATTTTTTAATGTGCATTTCCATGTTTCTGGTAACTAATTCATTCCAGTTTTCTCGACGGTTTTTATCCTCGAGATAACGGGCATACTTCATGTGGACGGTGATGTCCGATAAAATCTTTTTTTCTAAATCCATTGTGTGCTCCTATTTTGCTTTCATTTGTGAATATTTTTCTTTTAACATCGAGAGTGCTTCTCCCGTTGATTGCATCCTCTCCGCTCCTTCGTCACGATCCAAGACCTTGATGGTTACATCAGACCAATCGACAAAAGCGTCAAAGACTAGTCCATCAGGACCATTTCTGTTTTTTGCGACAAACAATCGGCCTTTGTTTGCCTGCTTGTCTTGAACTGTTCGAGACAGAGAGAAAATAAAGTCGGCAACAAAACATTTATTAAATGCTTCTGAGATTGCCTCCATTGTAATAACTTCTGCGTTGAGGCCGCTTCGGTTAGTTTGCGAAGCCGTCCAACATGGAACTTCATAGGTTTGCGCAAGTCCGCGTAAGCCTTCGTAAGTTTCTTCCAATTCATGTCGTTTTTCACTTGAACTCCTAGATGGTCTAAGTAAATCTGCATAGTCAACCAAGATCATGTCAGGCTCAATGCCACGCTTACGTAACTTCTCAATGTGATTCTTGAGAGTTTGAACCGAGGCCGACTTGGTTGGATATTCCTTGATAATTAGAGTACCGCTTAAGTCTTTCACTTTGTCGACAATTTCTTTTTGTCTCATTCTATGTTCTTGCAAAGGAACATCTGAAATGCAACAATCAAATCTTTGACCTACAACAGTATCCTTAAGTTCCAGAGTGTAGTAAACGACAGTTTTGCCAGCAAGCAGTGCTTGAGTGGCCAAGTGAACAAGCACCATTGACTTTCCAGCACCGGTTGGAGCAATAACAACTCCCAGTTCAGATTTGCCAAGGCCGCCTTTACAGATCTCATCCATTCTTGCCCAGCCAGTAGACTGAGGGTCTCGAGAAATCAACTCAAAGCGCTTAAGCAAATCTTTTCGAAAGTCGTGACCAAAGTTATTATCGGTCCCAAGAACCAATGCTTCCTTGATAACTTTTTCAATCTCTTCGAAAGAAGATGATTTAAGCAAAGATGCAGATTTAATCATCGCACCTTTCAAAACCTGCTTTCGACAAAAATCAATCGATTTATCTTTGATGAATTCTGCTTCTTCCACGCCATCAGATGTGTGGATCCTAGCATAGAACTCCCTAACGTCTTTAGCTGTTGCCTTGTCGTGGTGATTTAACTCAGTTCTCAACAGGGTCATCATAACTTCTGCATTCGGGTGAGTGTTATATTTGTCTCTATAGTTTATAAGCGTTTGAGCAAAAACTTGAAGATATTTTTTCTCAAAAAATTGAACGTCTAAGACTTCTGTTATTTGATCGAAAAAGGGTCGATCTTCCAACATCAGTTGGCAGAGATTCTCTTGGAAGTTCTTTCCAAAGCGCATAAAAGTTTCTTGTCTATCATTATTCATGTGTCCTCCAAATTTAATGTATGATTAAGTATAACCTGTTGAGAGCAAAGTGTCAAGTAATTTTATCTTTTTATTTGACGAAAAATTTGTTGCAATGTGTCAAAGTTGAGATGACCGGCGTCATCGGCGAATAGCATTTGTGTAAATTTTATTTTATCGAAAAAAGGTTCAAAGTCGTCTATAGCCTTTGTAATCAATTGCCTATTCATTGGTCGAATATTTGGATGTTGAAGTTGCATTATAGCATAGTTGTCTTTGATTAGTTTCTCGTTGCTCTCGATGTTTTGGTGTATCTTGAGCTTCTTAGCCGTCATTGCACATTCTTTGATCAAGTCGGCAACAACGTATTCATCTTCTCGAATAAGAAACGGGAACCTCTTTGCGATTGTTTTGAGCCCTGCTCCTTTGATTCCGGGAAGATTGTCCGAAGAATCTCCGGCCATTGCTCTTGCTAAAGCAAAGTTGTTTGGATGAATCTTGAACTCTTCGATAACAGAGTCTTTTGTAACAATTTTTTTCTGAATTGGTCGATAGATTTGAACGTCGTCTCGACACAATTGAAAAAAGTCTTTGTCGGATGAGATAATGGTTTTTAGCCAACCATCATACCTGCTGTGATTGATTGCGTGAGCGATCACATCATCAGCCTCTGTAAAGTCTGCTACGAGTTGAATGCATGGCGTTTGATTGAGATACTCCATAAGCCTGACTTGTTGATAGCCTTTATTGGCTTCTTCTTTCTCTGGCTCCAATTCAATCATTCGCCTGTTGAATCTCACAGGTTTGCGGCCACCTTTGTAATCCTTGTTCATAGAACGCTTACGTTGAGAGCCCTCATGGCCGTCCCAAGCGACAATAACTTCGTCGGCGTTAAAGTCCCTTGCGACCTTCTGTAAAGACTTCAGAAAGCCAATTGTGCCACCCACAGGGTTACCTTTGCGGTCCATGTGTGGGCTAATAACATAAGAGCGCAGAAACATGTTCAGCGCGTCAATAATAATAACGTTTTTCATTAGTCCTCCGTCACAAAACTGATAACGGCGTCTCGAGGCTTTGCGCCCGGTGCTTGTCGAACTTCCTCTCCGTCTTGAAACACGACAAGCAAAGGAACGGATCGAACGCCAAACTGCATAGCTAACTCTCTTGATTGATCAACGTCGACTTTTGCAAACTCAACGCCTTCCAAGTCAATGCCTTCGATTGTCTTTGTTAGCATTTTGCATGGTCCGCACCAAGTTGCCGAGAATTGGACAACCTTACGACCAGTTGAAATGAATTCCGAAAATTCTTCTTTTGTAATAGTTTTCATAAAACCTCCATGTTGTGTTTACATTATAACACATTTTGAAGAGGTTGTCAAGTAGAAAGTACAAAAAAACCCCAAGACCGAAGTCAAGGGGTTATTGAGAGTTCCTTCAGGATTAACCTTCGTTGGACTCTTCGTCAATTCCAAAGTTTTTGCCTTCAGAATCAAACTTTTTAATGATTTCTTCATCCATAATGTCGAATACAACAGAGCGGAACTCATCGTCTTTCAACTTATCTAACCATTGAGTACGTTGGAACTTGTGCTCCTTTCCGTCTCGACCGATTAGTTTGTTCCATGCTCCTGCTTTGAAACGATCATTCGTATCCTTTTATTCGTAAATGAATGTTTTTTATAACAGTTTTACTTACTCCATATTCCTTAGCCAAAGAATAGCGGCTTTGGCCTCTTTCCAGCTTTTCTCTAATCTCTTGCACAAGAAGATCGTCAGTTATTGCTCTTCTCCACTTCTGATTCTTCATCGTTTCAGAAATTTTTAACTTATCTCTTTCTGGTCTCTTTCTTCCTAAGTTCGCTTGGCGCATCTTTTCTTTGGTTTCATCGGACATCTTCTTTCCTAAATGGGACTGACGCATCTTTTCTTTGGTTTCTTCAGAGTGTTTCCTATTTTTCCAGTTCGTGTTGCCTTTTGATTTTTCAGACAATATAGACTTTGTTTCTTCTGTATGTTTGTATCCAAGTCGATTTCCTGCTATGGGACACATGTTAAACTCTGGACTTAGATCATCAATAAGTCTCTGTTCGTTTTCCAACAATTTACTTCTATCTGAGATTTTCAAAATCAGCTCAAAAGTAAATGCCTCTTCTCCATACTTGTCCCAAGAGTTTTGCAAATATTTCGAGTGGTGGATGCCTCTTCTTAAAAGAGATTTATGTTTCATCATCCTTCTCCTCGTGTTCACGGAACTTCCTATGTAAATTTGCGAAGTTATTAAGTTGGTTATTTTATAAATACCAGAAGACATCTTGAGTCCCTCCCTTTATTACTAAGTAGCGGGACTCAAGACGAAGACACCGAAAATAATTAACTATTCTTCTTCTAAATTTATGTTTTTACCTTCAGAATCAAATTTTCTAATAATCTCTTCATCGATAATATCATAAACAGCTTGTCGGAATTTATCATTATTTCTCATCTTATCAACCCATTCAGTTCTTCTGAATCGATGCTCATTGCCCTCAGAGTCAATTAGCGTATTCCAAGCACCAGTCTTAAGACGGGGAGAGCCAGATAACCTAACGGCTTCCAATAAACTCTCTTCATCTTGGATTCCCACGTTCTTGCCCCAGAGAATCTTAAAGCCACATGTGCGACCTTCGGATCCGAAACGGGACTTCTCAACCTTTACTTTCACTTCAGATCCTACACGGAGTCCAGAATCGTCTGTGACATAAGAGGCTTTTGCTTTACGCTTTGTAAGCCAGATTCGAAGAGAACAGAAGTATTCAATTGCCTTTCCGCCGGGAGCAACATAAGGAGTTGTCATGGCTTCTGCGACGTTTGAAGTAATGTTCGTCTTAAGTTGATTGATTAGCAACATTGTGCATTGCTGATTCGCCAATGGAATAGTAAGCTTTGGGAAAGCTTTTGCGAAGATGCGGGGCTTCACAGCCATTGACGATTGAGGATTAAAATCACCTTCGAGGTCCTTCTCGGAAGAAGTTGCTGCAATGGAGTCCCAAATAAATAGAAACTGGGTTTCTGGATACTCGGACATTAGATCCTCAATTGTTTCCAAGGTTTTCTCAACAGAGACTGCTTGGATGTACAAGAAGTCATCATTAATATCGATACCAGAACTCGTTAAAAAGTTTGGATCGATTGCGGACTCGGCATCGAAATAAACGACACAGTGGCCCATTTTTTGTGCTTGAGAAGCAATTTGGCAAGCCATGTAAGACTTACCTGCGCTAGATAAACCAGCGAGTTCGGTAATTTTCCCAACGGGAATACCGGCCATCTCACCTCGGCAAATGATAGAATCCAACCAGCGTGAGCCAGTTGGAATCCATTCTTTGACTTCGGTAGGATTGTCTTCATTTAGATCGTGAGCAATGTCAAGTCCGACTTTTTTGTTGACAAACTTTTTCATTGAACCGATATCAATCTTACCAGCCTTGGCCATTATTGCTCCTCTGAAGTTGAGGTGTCTTCTGATTCTTCTTCAGTTTCCTCAGATCCAGTTTCTTCGGATTGCTCTTCGGAACCTGTTTCTTCAGTGCTTTCTTCTACAACTTCTTCGGTGGAAGTGTCTTGAGTTTCCTCTTCTTTATCTCCACATGCGAAGAATAGTGATAGTAGTAATGTAGTCATATTTTGCTCCTTAATAGATTTATAATAAAAAAAGGGTCGTTTTTTAAACCATGGGAAAACGACCAAACCCTACAACACAGGAGGACCTATAACTTATTCGTCATTCATGAACGCTGCGAAAGCTTGATCTACGCTTGCTCCTGTTTGTTCTTTGCCACGATGAACCTCTGAAGAAGAGGCTTCTGCTGAAGAGTCGGAGGACAGGTAACCATCCAGCAGAGCCTGAACATCTTCTGTAGTCTTACGCTCGAACAAACTATCAATCACTGGAACTGAATCAAGAAGATCTTGACAGTCAGCAATTGCATCGTCGCATAGCACAGATGGGCGACGACGAGGTTGCAAGCTTGTCTTAGGAAATGCTCCGGGACCAGATGCAAGAGTGTAAGTCAACTTGATATCTGTTCCTGTTTGTGCGTCTGTAATGTCTCCATAGTCAGGATCTAAAACATAACCCAAAAGAGTTTCATAAGCGGTCTTACCGTAAGCCCAGATTTTTACACCTTCAGATTCATTTCCACGAATCAAAACAGGTGAATAGTAACGCTTTCGCGCGAACAATTTTTTTGCTTCATTTTTGAGATTTTGATCGTCAGACTCAGTTCCTTCTCGCCAAAGTTTTGATGCGAAGTCACAGATAGGGCATTCGCCGCCATCATTTCGCTTGTTGCAGTAAATTCCAGGATTCTTTCCTACATTGTAATGAAAGTGAAATTCACGGAACGGGTCGCCATCGGCTGTTGGCAAGATTCGAATGTGTTGATCACCAGCTTGTGGTTTCCACATTGTGCTCTTACTTCCAGTTGGCTTGCCGCCGTTTTTTGATTGTTCGAGCTTTGCTCGCATTGTTTCTAAATTAATAGCCATAGTTATCTCCATTGTTAGTCTATTTTTTTGTGTTTTATCACTAAGGTAGGCAGGCTATTTTTTCATCCCGCCCCCATTGCAATTCGTTTATAATGTATTATAACATAGTTTTACTACCTTGTCAAGTATTTTTTTAAAGTTTTTTAAAAAGAGTACACTCACTAGGATTCGAACCTAGAACAAAAGCTTAGAAGGCTCCTATGATATCCCTTTCACCATGAGTGTAAAAAGCGGCCTTTTGGTAGGTAGCCGCGAACCTTCATAAGGACAACTATTAAAATAAACTTACGCTTACATTTTGAGTTGTTGACGAGAGACTTCCAACTTGAGTGTTGGAATTGAATGTACGATATGCTTGACGATCAATATCATAAACGGTTTCATAACCTTCTTGCAAATTGCGTTGTCGAGCGATTGTCGGGAAAACGCCACTTGGTGCTTCGCTTGGTCGCACAAAGTTCATGGTTCGTTCGTTACCTCGTTGGGTTACAAATGTTCCAGTGTATACAGTCATTGATTGTGAATTGTTGTTGTTACTCATAAAACCTCCTTAATTGTTTTGAGTTCATTGTATTATAACATAGTTTTACTACCTTGTCAAGTATTTTTTTAAAGTTTTTTTATTCGTAGAACGACATCCATGTCCAAACAAAGGCAAAGATGAAGCATACGATTCCAAAGAACGTTAACATTGTTCCTCCATCGTGATAATAGTATTATAACATATCCAAAAGGGTTTGTCAAGCGGAAAGGCAAACTTTTTTCAAAAAAAGTGATTCTGCTTGCATTGACTCCAATCTTTCGAGATAGAAGTCGTTGTCAATCTGACCTTCCATTTTTCCTTGTTGAACCCACTTCATTTGTCGTTGAATGTAACTTGTGATTTCTTCTTCGGTCTCGAAAAGATATTCAGAGTGATCCATTCCTTCTCGGATTGCTTTTTCGTATTGTGGAAACAGATTGATTGCTGTTTGGTAAACGTGTCGATAATGAATTGCGTCTTCAAGATGTGTTTCTCCAGAAAAGGAAACGTAAACTCTCGGAGTTCCAAACTTCTCTTTTGTTTGAAGAACGCTAATGTTTGATCTTGTTACAATGTCTGTTGTGTAGGGTCTGTGCATTGGTCCTATCAAAGCATAGCCAATCCAGTTTGCGATTGTTCCTATGGTGTAAAAATAATCTTTGTGTTCTTCGCTTTCGCTTCCCCACATGTTGTAATAAATTTGTTCAGTCATTAATCCTCCATTGACCATTGACATTTATGATGTCTTTTAAATTTTTTTTTATTTTTTCGTCTGTTACAAAAATGATTGTAACCATTTGCTCTCTAATTCTTAAAACTTGACCCGTCAAGCCTCTTTTGTTACAGAGAACATTATCTCCTATTTTAATCATCGTCTTTTGTTTGCTCCAAAAAGTTTTTAAGTGCAATTATGTAATCTGCTATTTCAAAAAGTTTTTTGCAAACATAATTTTGCTCTTCTTCTGTTCCATCTCCAGCAGCAATTGCCAATAAGACTGTTCTTTCAAGTTCAAGCATTTTTTGCAACTCTTTTTTTATTGTTTTTCTGTCCATTCAAGTATTCCTCCAACTGATTTAGAAGTCCCGTGTCGATTGACCATAGGGCTCCATTAATAACTACAATCGTCGTGCCACAAGTCTCTCTCACCATGTTGAGATCTCTAATGTTTAACCTTTGAATGAGTTTTTCCAAGAGATCATTTTTGTTGGATGAAATGTGTAAAGTGTTTGGCGATGTAAAAGTTGGGATCCGAGCTGCGCCAAATGGCAAACGAAGATTCCCTGTCCATTGCAATGTTTTCTCGAACAATTTGTTGGCAAGTTGGTAAAATTGTGTCGTCATTATCTAAGTCCTCCTCTTCTATATTCATATAATAACATGTTTCTGTTATGTTGTCAAGTGGAAAAAGCATTTTTTCTTTTGCATCTTGAAGATTTGCAATTGATAAAGTAGAGATTCTCGAATGTTCTTTTGGATTATGAAGTTTTCCAAAATCTGGCTTTACGTTTTGACAATAATTTAAATTCTGCAGAGTGGAATAAATGAAATAGTTTACCTTTTCATAGTAATTTGCTATTGGTCCGGTGCCATTCATCTTTAAAAGCTGCTTGTTATCAAAGATCATCATCTCTTCTATCTTACCTGATCTCGCATACTCTTGCAAAACATGAAAGTGGACTCGGTGTCTCATTTTTTCTTCTCGAGAGGAAAATTCAAGATCGGGGACAATGTAAACAACGCTCATTTTGTGGCTTGATAAGGCCTCTAAAACACGCAGTGAGGCTCCAGCTATCTTACCAGACCCACAAAGAAACAAAATGCCTTTATCGTGCGATTTGAGCCCTCTAGCGCTTATTTTTATTTGCTGCTCATCATATTCTTCTGCTGTTGACTTTGCTTCAATTCCCTCTTCTTCATCAAGCATGACAACCTTGTAATTCTTGGAGTGAGGCTTGAATAGTTTCACTATGTTCTTCCCTGCTTCACCTAATCCAACTAAAATCATTTTATTCTCCTATTTTCTCAACATATAAAATGGGAACAATCACTGTTATCGATGATGAAAAAACGTAAACCCTGACAGATGGTAGACTCATTGAGTCCGGATAAGGAAACGTTTCCAGAATAACAGCGATGTCTCCGTTTTCGTAGCCGAAAAGCGAGCGCTTTTCCCATGGGCTACTTATAATGATGACTAAATCACCCTTTGTCATCAATTTTTCTCAATTCGGTCGGCCAAAAAGGTACTTCTTTGTCGTCGGGCATGAGAACCCATAAAATCTTCCATGACGATCCCATTTGCTCAACTTTTGTGACTAAACCAATCATTCCATTCTTGTAGCCAGAAGTCTGGCTTTCTTTTAAAACTACTAAATCGCCGGCTACCATTTAAACTCCCTCATGTCTCCAAGGTTCTTACCCAAAGAGCAGTTAACCTTAAACCTACCTAGTTTCGTATCTCCGAACATCTCCGATAATTGTGGGATTAAGAGTCGGTCGTCTCTGTGTAGATCGATGACAACGCTATCATGAACAACGAAAGCAACATGGGATCTCGTTGCCCTAAGAAAATTAGAAATTTTGCAAAACCTATCAATGGTGTTGTCTGAGGAAGACGATTGGAGAAGGTAGTTAAGGGCTTTGCGAACGGGAGCATCAATTGACCTTCCAAATGGCGTTTGAACCTTTTCTCCGTCATAATATTTTTGTTTAAGGCTTTGTCTATCGTAGAAATCCGATTGGATTGTTGTAGATTCTTCATTGTAGAGCCAAGCGAATAATTTTGTTTTTGCTTGTTCTCGGCTAAGATCTTTTTTAAAAATGTTTTTGATATTCCACTCATGGATATCCTCCTCTGGTTGTTCGTGGCCTTGTAGAGCCAACATTGTTCGGACTTCAGCAGCGTTGAAGTCAAGTTCTAGAAACACATCGTTGTTTGGTCTCACATGCTTCTTAAGTTCCTTCTTGAGATTCAAGATTGGGAACGAGTTCTTTTTTGTTGTCAGTCGACCAGTGACCGTTCCAAAAATGTCATAGTCAACAAATGGGGTTGAATCTCCAAATTGATCGTAAAGGTGTTTGGCCTTTAAGTCATCTGCGGCGTGACAATAGACTGCGAATGAATTTAAATTCACTGGATGTCGTCTCAACTCTTTCACTGCCGCTTGTGCACGTTTTAATAAATTATAGTGCTGTGGTCTCTCAACATTCTCAAACACCCATTTCGTAATTTCATTTTTGGTATCGAAATAGTGTTGAAGATGTTTCTGAGGAATTAGATCATAAAAGCAAACGCTTGTTAAATCTATCTTTGTTAGCCCAATCGCCTTATAGTGGCTCCTGAGTAGATTATTGACCTCCTCCCAACGCTGGGTGAGGTGGGGAGGACATGTATCCGTTAGAGATCTGCCTCCAACCAAGAGGCTGGCATAATCAATATCCATGCCGTAAAGATGATCAGAATAAGACCAAGTTTTGGTTAATCCATCTGGGATTCGATCCCAGACAAACTGTCCATCGATGTAAGTGCCTGCGCAATCTAATTTGTTGTCTAAAAGTTGAAAAAACATTTGCGGTGTCCTCCGAAATATGTTATAATGTATTTGTAACTGATGAATACAGAATAACACATTGGAGGTTGATTGTCAAGTATTTTTTATTCTTTTTGTAAAATAAGTCAAAGAGCCGTCTTTCTGGTTGTAGAACGATTTAAACTGATCTTCTACGTAAAGCAAGGCCTTTTCCCTGTCGTGTTTTGCGATGCTCTGAGCAGATTGAGAAATCTGTTTCCGAGAGGATGGGGATAGTGGAGAACCCTCAAAAAAGTTTCGCATATTTATATATATTAATAATAAAGTATTATAATGTATATTAGATTTGTATTTAATATTAGTAATAGATGCTATTGTATTATCATTACATGATTTATACTTTGTGTTATATGGATTAAGATTAACATAAGAATTGTAAGTATCCAATAGTAAACTTTCTAATAGATCTAAGTCTCTAAAGATTGTTTTGTCATACTGTTTATCGAACACTGATGTTACTGTTGTTAAGAAATAGCGTTTACGATATTCTGCGGTTACTGGTGAGTCAAGATCTGAGATTATAACTCCCGGATTATTTTGGTTTACTCTAAAGCCATATTGTTTTGTTATGTTGATGAAATACTTAAATGCTGGGGAATTGAACATTCTCTCTTCCTTAAGAGAATCGTTTGAGAAGTCAAGTTCTGCAATGTCAAGAGCAAGGCCGCTCTGAAACATGTTTGAATTTAAAGACTTCATGAAATCAGATAAAATAACGGTCTCGACAATGTCCGAATTGATGTAATAGTCAACAAAGACCCTTGTGAAATCTTCGAAATTGTTAATTTGAGCCTTGTGTTTTATGATAAAGTCATTAAGAATCTTAGACATAGCAGATTCAGATGTCCTTTTAAATGCGATTAGTGGATTCTCATATGATCTTTTTACTTTTAAAGACGATAAGACTGGATCATCAATGGGGATAACTCCCATTCTACACGCTTTTGCAAAGTGAATCTCCATGTCCTTGAATTGATCAACAACAAAGTTCATGGCACGTTGGGATCCAACATCTTGATCAGACACTGTAATGTCTTTGAGAAATTCTTCTTTAACTACAACGGGTTCTAGTAGTCTATTGACACGTCCATAAAAAGTTCTTTCGGCAAAACCCATATCGTAGACATGAGGATAGTCTTGTTCAAACGCTTCAAGTTTATACTTTGCCCTTTCAAATGCTAACCTACTGGTTTTTAAGCTATTATTTCCATTAAATTTTGTCATTACTCAATAATCCTACTATAATCTCTGACTACCCGTCTGACGTCTAAACTGCCGTTTCCATTAATTCCTTGAAAATAAACAGTGCCATCGCTCATTTCCGTAAACTGACCTTCTTGTTCCGTAAACTGTTGATTCAACTGCCCACCTGTTGAAGATGTAGTGGTTTGTCTCGAAATCATTGTTCTCAGCTTCCCAGAATAAGTTCTAATAATGGCTGGGGATTCATTTAGGATCTCACCTGTTATGGTTGAAGTGTTGGCATTTATTTCATCAGGAGTTTGTCGTGATCTCGCACCGATAATTTCATCAACAATGTCTTCAGGAGATGGTTCTGCTGTCGCACCGATAATTTCATCAACAATGTCTTCAGGAGATGGTTCCTCAACCGATGCCACAGTTGAATTGTTTGAATTGACACTAGAAGATGTGCTGCCTTCCTCGAAGTCATAGTTCAGAGCAGCCAAAATAACGTTCTTGCAATTTGCAAAACCCTGTTCATTGTTTGGATCTTCTGGAGTATAACCGTCGATAGAGCTTGCCTCGCGATCTACATTCTTTTTCTTAACAATGTTCGGATTTCCTGATTCATCTCCTGAAAAGTACTGCTGAGCCGAGATAGAAGTCGTAAACTTTCCTGGAGTAATAGACGATTTCACTGATGTGATCGTGTGATAGCCTCCGATACCTAATTTATTTGCATCCGATCCAGCAACAGTTGGATTAAAATCTTCTCCGCCAATTCCAAATGGGTTGAAAAAGAATTCCATTCCGGGATAGAATAAGGTATTTCCAAACATTTCTAGATTCGCCACATAGACAGCAGACAGTTGAAGTAGTCCATCGATCCCATTTTGAAAAAATCGAGCTTCACGAATGTATTGCATGTCAGACTTGGACAGAGATAGAGTCTTTACGAGTCCTGCGTTTTGACCAACATGAACATGGAATCTTCCTCTCTCGACGTCCTCTCCGTAGTTGCCATTCCCAGCGTAAGTTAGTGTTGAGCCAATGGCGCTAAGGACAACGAACGTGTGAAAGTCTTTAAAGTTGCTATTTGCATCGTTCTCCGGTCCTCCACGTAACGGTAGTACACCATAGGTTCGTAAATTCTCTACATCTAAAGCAATAATATCCTCATTTCTATTATTTAAGTCGTACCAAACGCTTATTGGGTTCACACCATTGGCCTCAAAGGCTGTAATTTGCGTTGTTTGAAATCTAAGTCGCGTTTCCAACTTTCTATTAACGCAATTTTCGATAATCGAAGGCTTAATGAGGTAGTTTGACAAGCTTCTGATGAAATTCATAACAGGAAACGTTTTTCTAGTACTTTTTTGGCTCATGACATTGTCGACAAACCATCTTGAAAAGAAGTCAACCGAAATCGGAAGATCCGAGATGTTATAAACTTTTGATCCGCCGGATATTTCTTGAAATGGCTCAAATTCAAATGATCCTAAAATGATAGAATTTCTATCGTAACCAGTACCAGCCCTTACATTGTCATTGGCATCGTAAACGCAATCTAAAATAGTGTACAATAGGTCTCCAAAATAAAAAAACTGAACAGACCTGTTTGCCGAATCGATAAATCCAAAATCTTCTGAGCTCTCTGGTAAGTCAGAGTTTAAAACTAGTTTTACATCTGCACCATTGCCACCGTCGTCTTGCGATGTTCTTTCTAACTCGCATTTTCGAAAAAACCCCTTCTTTAAAAAATGTTCCTTGTCCTTCTTGTCAATTAATGCCTTGTAAATAACTCCTCTATTCTTAAGCCTTGTTATGATAGACGAAAGAGATTGTTTAAGGATAATTTCTTCCTGCGCAGCTAGAGTTGCTTGAAGCTCTTTTAGTTGATCTACGCTGCATTCTCTTTTTTGAACCTGTTCTGAAAACGTTTTTGCGTTTTCAATTCTTCTTGCGATTAACTCTGGAGATGCAAGGGCATCGAGTCTTGGATGCTTGAGTAAGGATTCAAGATAAGCTCTGTAAGAAATTTTAATTTCAACTGTTCCATCTTTTCCAAAGCTAATGTCGTGGTCGACCATGTTCAAGAAAAATGACTTATTCGAGACTCTAATAGCTTCAATCTCATCTCTGCTAAACCCATCGGCTTCTGTTGGCAAGACGTAACCGACATCGGCTCTAATTCTATAGAATTGAGGCTCATATTGCCTATCCGATTGAATGTCAATCCCCGCGTATTGACCTTTCTTGTCTGGTGTTGGTTGAATTACAAGGTCAACATATCTGTATTCATCGCTATATCCTTGTCGAGTCCGAAGAAAATCTTGAAATGATTGAAAGAAAAGTGTTAAATTTGCCGTGATGTCATTGCGTGCGGTCGCTGGTGTCGTCCCGTTAAATTCAAATGAAAAATTCTTGAGTCCAACACCGGTTCCTTTATCGAACACATTAGGGTTCATGAATGTGTCTCGGATGTTAGATGATCTATCGAAGATGAATTCTACTTCTTTTTCACCTTTTTCATGATCATGAAAAACTTTAAATAGCCTTACTTTTGGCACAAGCTTTGAAACCTTCCACGACTCTAGTTCGAATAGCAGCTGCTCGTTTTTAGAAGAAACTAGACTCGTCAACATTGTCTCTTGCTCTTTATCTTTTGCATAAAGCGTTGTAAATCTTCCTCCAAATGGAAGTTTTCTTGCATATCTTTGCTTAAGTTTTTGTTGATAGCTATCTCTTAGCTCCGGCATGTTCAACATAAGAGCGCATTGCTTAAAGTACTTTTGTCGATTTGCGACGTCTTCTTCGGATGGCCCTGACCCTTCGGGAATGTCTCCCCCTTGACCTTCTTTGAATGTCTGCAACGAATTTCTATAGGCTCTTTCTTTCTCCTCTTCTGTTATCGCTGCTCCACCAGGGGATTCTTCTGAGGTTGCAGCAGCCAAGTTGTCAAAAAATTTCTTTTTTGCTGAGATGATTTTCTCAAAAACAATGAGTTCTTGAATTTTGAACGTGTAGATTGATTTTACTGCTTTATCATAGTGTTCCATGATTGTGTCGTTAAGAGAGCCATCATCCAAATCGGAAATTAAAGAAATTAAAAAATCTATATATCCCAATGTCACCAAAGCTTCGATTCGCTCGCTTGATGTGACAAAGTCATTCACGAACCCGACCATCGCCCTTTGGACATACCATTGTGACGGTGTGTCTGTGAGGTCCCAACCAAGAAAATTCTCATGCCTTATAGGATGTCTTTGGAATCTGAAATTATATTCTGTGATCATAGTGTCTTCTAAATCATTGAACTCTTCTAAATCTTTTTTTAAATCACTGTAAACATTTCCTTGTGCTCCTTTAATAATTGCATCTGGGAAACGTAGAACCGCAGGGGTTTTAAAAGATCTTGCTTCATCATCCGATAGTGCATCCTTGGGAACTTTGGTTTGTTCGCCACTATAAATTTTATCAGATAGAGTATAATAACCATCATCGCCAAGAGTCAGTCCTATGTAATAATCAACGTCTGCTTTATCAAGCACGAGGGAAATGCGGGTCAACCCTTCAATCGAAGTACCAGCACCTCTTGCTGCTTTTCTGATATTTTCGGTAATATGCTTTGAGATCGATCTTTGATATTCTTTGAATGTTACATTTTCCCTAACAAATTGTCCAATAAGTTTCGTCGTAGCTCTGTCTAAAGCATCGGTTTGACTCATTCTTACCACATGTTCTGTGAATGGTATAATGAAGTTTTCACTCATGTCCTTAAAGATTAGTCTCTTGGGATAAAGCTCCGTGACACTCAGTCCTAATCCAATCTCAACTTCTCTAGTTGACCAGATGTGTCCCTGATTCATGAAAATTCTTAAAATAGAATCATCGGAAGATTCGATCATTTTTTTCTTTTGGGCGGGTGTATAATTCTTATAGACGCTGAATGGATCTTCGTCATCGAAAACTCCAAGACCAACTCTTTCATTAATCCAATCATTAATATCAACATGTAATTTTTCAACATTTTCTTCTGTTATGACATAGATTCCAAGAGCCAAGCCAAATGCGTAACCCTGGATAAGACCAGAGCCTTGAAGGGTCGACACTTTAGTTGGTTCATTGCCAACTGCGTAATTAAAAAGTTCCGTCGATGCGAATAAAACACTTTCGACTGGATTGAAATCCGTGTTATCAGCAAACAGTGCCGCTATGTTTTGGATTTCGTAATGATCTTTTTCTAAGAATTCACTCATCCCAACACCTCAAGTGCTATTCCTAAGTTCAATGGTATTTTCACAATGTCTCCTGCGTTGAATAATGCGTCTGTAGGCTTGTTGTTAAGCTTAGCTATGAGCCACCATAGCTTTGCGTCTCCGAGCTCCCTAGCAGCTATTCTCCAAAGCCTATCGCCACTTTTCCAGATGTAGTCGCGTGTTCTTACACGGGCAAGATCGTCCTCGGTTAATTTCTTGAATCTCGGAGTTGTGTATTGTTCAATTTCTTTAACTCCTCGATCTTCGAGTGTTTTTTCCCATTGTTCATTGCGATTAACGCCCTTTGTTCTTTTATTGTATCTCGACATCATTAGCCTCCGTCATATGGAAATTTTGCTTTGTTTTTTTCAGTTGAGTTGAATTTCAGATCACCTCTGTGTTGAGGGGTAAAATCCAAAGAGGCATTGTAAACTTTCGGTAATAGCTCCGTTTGGTTAGGAGTGAACATTCCCATCTCTAAAACAGGGTTGGCAGACCACGTCCCGATCCATCCAAGAAGCCAGCCATTTTCAGAGCCGAAATCTTTTATCAAGTTTGCAAACTTAATCTCAACCAAAGGAGCTTTCGATAAGATAAGTGCGTTTCTATTGACGCCTCCACTAAGCTCTTGTTGAACCTCGGCGTAAGAGGGGTAAAGCATTTGAGTCATTATATTAATACTTTTCATGTTTCCTCTTGCCTCATCCGCGTCATAGGAAACTATATCAAAACCTAAGCTTATGCTTCTTTTTGTTCCTTGAAAAGTTCCAATTGGATCAATTCTACCATAGACTTGCTCTTCGTTCCATTGTGATGAAAAAGAGTTAGTAAAAGATGTTACGAACGCTGGGAAGACTACAACTTCACTTGGATTTTGAGCAGATCTGATAAAAATCTCAGCTGACTTATTTGAAACATAACTTGTTTTGAAACTCATTTTAAAACCTCTTTTTAAAAATTGGCAATCTCTGCAACATAGCCTTCGAATTCTCTTTCTCCGATTTTAACTGTCATTGTCATGTTATCGAAGAAATTTTGGACATTAGCTGTTACGCTCGTTGTACTTGCGGAGATGCGTTCTCCTGTCATACTTGTTGCTTGACCTGCTGTAATTAGGGCCAAGTTCTCAATTGTTGAGCTTACTTTTATGTCTTGACCCATCTTATTGACTTCTTCGGCCATCTTTCTTATTCCCTCGAGCACAAAGTCACCGGATCCAAAAGATGTTACAATCGAAGCCATTGCCTCAAGGCTTCTTGTTGCTAATTCTTCTAATTGCAAATCGATTTCACTAGTCCCGAACATTGATCCAACAGCTTCAGCAATTCTTGCAGCACCTGACATGACGGAATCAACAAGACCTGCAAAAAACCCACCAACCGAATCAATAACTCTGGCAATCGAATTACCTACCTCAGCCCAACCGTATCCCACGAGAGAAAATGCTGCCACCAACCCTGCCGCGACAAGGCCAATACCAATGATTTCTAGAGCTACAGCCCCAAGAGAACCAGCGAGACCAGACATGGTAGCTGTTAGGGACGCAACTTGCGGTGCCGAAGTACTTGAAGAAAGTCCCAACGCCTTGATGCCCCCTGAGATAATACCCAATAGTGGACCACCCAAGATTGAAAATGATCCAACCACTGCTTTTAGAATAGGTCCAAGAAGAATAATTGCAGCTCCCAACGAAACCCAAAATGCTATCTGTTCTTTTTGTTCTGTTGATTTACCTTTGAACCATTCTGTAAGCCATTTTGCACCGGCA